CATGTTTATAGTTAGCCAGACAATCCAAGGTCTTCGCACTTGTTATATTTACTTTCTTCGACAAAGATATCGCACAATGAAGGTGTGGAGAGCCATCCTGATGACTCTCTTGACCAACCACGGCCCAAACAAGATTGGACCCAAAGTGTTTCTTTACGTTGAACAGCACGTCTTCTTTCGACAATGAGCATTGAGGGTAAGTCAGATATAGTTTCTGAGCATTCAAGCGAAATCTTTTCTTCACTGTCTTTCTGGTTGTCTTCTTGGTACCCTTCGGTTTTTCCATCTTCTTCTCTGGGATGATTGGGATCATCTGGTCCACTTGAGCCAAAGCATTTTCGTGTAATCGAGACATCACGTCTAGTCGATCCAATTCCAGCAGTAGGTCTGGAGACTGATAAGGAAGAGGATAGGTTTCTCCATCCTCTATTGGTATGGCTACTAGATCCATAGGTTGATATGAAGAACCTTCGTTTGTTATATCCACTGACTGATTTGTAGTTTCCTCTTTTTTTTCTTCCATTATTGATAAGCATATACCAACTGTGTAGACGCTATAGACGCTGCCAGCCGATTAGTAATATTAACAATCGGCTTGGCAAAATTTAAATATTTGGGAAATTTCGTCTCGCGTTCCCATTGGTCTAAAGTTGTAACCTGTATTTTGATTGGCCAAAATAAAATTCTAGGATACTGATTCCGAGAAAAAAACAAGAATGGGTATTCCAATAGAATTCCAAAAGTCCGAAGGAGTAATTCATCACTAAATTTCAACTTGCTTATATAACACAGTGGTTCCCCCAGGTCTATGACCACTTTCAACAAAAGAGGAATGAAACGAAGACGTGGAGATGCTGGAGTAATCGTTGTCGGTAAAAAGAGGACTTTAAACAAGGAAATAATTTGTGTAACTGGAACAGCGATAGCAGCAACACAAAACAACACAACACTGTTAACATGCACATTTCCAGGAACAATAGTAGGCCTAAGATGGGATTTTAACATTTACTGCTCAGCTGACACAGGTATAAACACTGTATCATGGATGATCCACAAAGTAAAGAGCGGTGTAACTACGCCGACAATAAGTCAGACTGGCGGCTCCTCCCTCATAGGCAATGAAGAAGCAGTGATGGCATGGGGTGGCACAGTAACTGTAGGCGACACCGCTGCTAACGGTGATTCAGGACGACAATGGCAATCAGAGACTAAAACGATGAGAAAGTTGCAAGGCGGAGATATATTAGTTTTCAGCTGTTTAGGAAGTGCCTCTATAGCATTCCATGGATATATACAATTTTTTATGAAGACAGCTTAAATAATTAATTGTTCCTGTAAATGTGCAAGCTTGTTTTTTTAAATAAAAAACATTATTAAGATTAATAAACGCATACTTATGTTAAAGGGAAGGGACAGATCCCTCCCCACACCTCTCCCTTTTTTGTCTTGGCAGCAGCAAGCAGCAGCAGCAGCAGCAGGAGAGCCAGAGGGCCAGCAGCAGCAGCAGCCAAGCCAAGAAGCAGCAGCAGCAAGCAGCTACTCAGCGGGCATTTTAATTGGGGACTGGCCTCCGCTTCGCTACGGCACAGTCCCGGGACTTCCTTTCACGGCTCTGACACAGAGCTGCGCTCTGGAGCACCACCAGCCATACCAAAGCCTGCCAGAGGGCCAGGCCAGCCAGCCAAGCAAGAGTTATCTTTTTGGGACTAACCTTTAAACGGCGACGACTCAGAGTTTGCTATTGAGTGATTCGAAGAAATTTCTTATTTTTTTAATTGTTGTAATTTGACTTTTATTTACGGCTTTATTTACCTTATGAATGCAGAAGAAGATGACAAAAGAATTACTAGAATTCCAAAAACGGGTATTTATTTAAATTCATACTGCCTAAAAAGGCAAGTTTATGGGGCTAAGAACATTAACAATCTCAAGACGTCCAACCAGAGCAGCAATATAAACGGCATCTACTCTATGATAAACCTCTTGGGGACTGAAGTTGGCAACAATTATCGTAGGGATATTGTGTCTCTTATAAGTGTTTCCACCCTTGGTTCTAATGTAAACTGTACTGCCGTCTAACCATTGGTTTAAGAATTGAATTGTCTTCTGACCTTTAAACTCGTCCATAACACAAATATCATATAGATTATCAACCCAGTCGCTGTAGAAGTCTTCAGTAGGCATTATATAGATATTTAGATACTTCTCCAGAGTATTCACAAAGGACGACTTTCCGAGACAGGTGGTTCCAAAAATATATAATTGTTTGGAGCGAAAAGGTCTATGTTTCCTCACATTATCTATTAGCCAAGAGACAATCATCTGAGTTTCAGGATTCTCAGAATCAGTATAATCTATTTTTGGCCAAGGTAGCTTCTTACTCCGTTCTATCCTTATGTATTCCACAGAAGCAAATTTTTGTATTTTATCCATGTGCATCATATAAAAACCAGGCTCGGCCTTTTTTATGTTATCAAGCGTTTCTCCGTCCATAATTTTAGTAGCAATCATATCAGACTTTGTAGATTTCCTGTCAGAAGAAGACTTTAAAAATTGTAACACATTTATTCCATGAGCAATATAATTTTTATCTTTTGTACAGTACTCCAAACACCTAACAGGTTTACGCATCGCTTGATAGTTCCCATGTTTATAGTTAGCCAGACAATCCAAGGTCTTCGCACTTGTTATATTTACTTTCTTCGACAAAGATATCGCACAATGAAGGTGTGGAGAGCCATCCTGATGACTCTCTTGACCAACCAC